TCGTTTAGATAAACAAGAAGAAGATTTAGACACCATTAGTAAAATAGCACGTTCTAACTCAGGCTCAGTAGCCTTTGCAGACAAGCTCTTTTGGCTTGTTACTGGAGCAGCAGTTAGTTTAGGTGTTTGGTTAGTTAGAGCAGGTATTAGTGGTTAATCATAATTAGGAGAGTTATATGAGCCCATTTAAAGACCCAAGAAACAACTGGCGCACTAAAGGGTTATTCCTTGAAATGTGCTATGAGGAGGGTGTAATATTCACTTTAGGGGATAAGGATAGGACTTGGAAAGGTCATAAACTAATCTCCCTAAAGCGTTTATACATGGAAACTAATGACCCAACAGAATACACACTAGCAACCCAGCACTTGGGGGGCTGGGCCCACTGGAAGCGTATGAGGGGCAACAAAGCATTAGCCAAGCACTTTGATGAGTGGCAAGAAGAACTCGCAATTAAATTAGCCTCAGAGGGCGTTAAACTCACTATTGGCTTAGCTAAAGAGGGTGGTACGTTCCAAGCGGTTAAGTGGTTAGCAGACGGAGGTTGGATACAAAAGAAAGCTGGAAGACCTAGTAAAGATGCTATAGAGGGCGAGTTAAAGAAACAAGCTAAAGACCAAGACGAGTTTGCCGAAGACTTACTACGTCTGGTTAAATAGGAGAAGCTATGTCTTGGTTAGAAGATGCTGAGAAAAAGCTACAGAGCATGCCTAAGGAAGCTAAACAAGTAAGGGAACAAGCTATGCTTGACCTCCCTACATTTGCTAGGTTAGTTAACAAAGGTTATGTGTACGGACAACTCCACATGGATATTTACAAGTGGATGATGGACTATACGCTGTATGGTAAAGGTGATGGTATAACGAACAACAAATTAATAATGTTGCCTCGTGCTCACCTCAAGAGTCATATGGTGGCTACATGTGTAGCATGGTTAATCACAAGACACCCAGAGATTACTATCCTGTACGTATCTGCAACAGCTGAGTTAGCGGAAACTCAGTTATATGCTGTACAGAACATTTTGGCTAGTGACGTGTACCGCAGGTTCTTCCCAGAGTATATCCATCCTCAGGAAGGAAAGAGAGAGAGATGGTCACAACGCAAGTTGAGCGTAGACCATGTGAAGAGAAAGAAAGAAGGTATTCGTGATGCCACTGTCTCAACAGCAGGGCTAACAACCAACACAACGGGCTGGCATGCAGATGTGGTCGTTGCAGATGATTTGGTTGTCCCAGAGAATGCCTACACAGAGGACGGACGCGACTCAGTGAGTAAGAAATCTTCACAATTCACCTCTATCCGAAATGCTGGTGGCTTTACGCTGGCTTGCGGTACACGTTACCACCCAGTCGATATATATGATGTGTGGAAGAAGCAAGAGTTTGAGATGCTGGATGATGATTTTAACGTTGTCGGCTTTGAGCCTGTATGGGATGTTAAAGAGTATAAAGTGGAAGTGGATGGTGTGTTTGCTTGGGACAGAGCTCAACGTGCAGATGGTAAGTCTTTTGGGTTTGACCCTAGGGTGTTATCTCGTATTAAGGCTGAGTACTCAGATAAGACACAGTTCTTTGCACAATACTACAATGACCCGAATGATAAAGGCTCAAACCGTATCAATAGGGAGTCATTCATCTATGGTGACAGAAAGCACTTAAAAGAACAAAGTGGTAAGTGGTATTACAAAGGAGAGAAGCTTAATGTCTATGCCTCAATAGATTTTGCATTCTCACTCAGTAAGAAAGCGGATAGTACAGCAATAGCTGTTATAGGTATTGACTCCACCAATCGGATATACGTCTTAGACCTCGATAGGTTCAAGACAGACAAGATTAAGGACTACTTTGATGCCATAGTACACCTACACTCTAAATGGGGCTTTAAACGTCTCAGAGCAGAGGTTACAGTTGCACAAGCGGTTATAGCAAGAGATTTAAAAGATAAGATTCGTGAGGAAGGTTTACGTCTAGTTATAGATGAGCACAGACCTAACCGTAACGAAGGTAAGAAGGAGGAGCGGATAGCCTCAGCCTTAGAACATAGATATGAGAATCAGGACATACTTCACTTCATGGGTGGCTACACAGAAATCCTAGAAGAGGAGCTAGTGTTAGCTAGACCAGCACATGATGATTTGAAAGACGCTTTGGCATCAGTTGTAGAGATAGCTGTCAAGCCTAAATCTACTAAGTCTAAGAATGAACTGTACAGCAATGTGTACAACTTAAAAACAAGCCGATTCGGAGGGCTTAGGTAATGGCGAATAAAGTAGCAGAATTAAGAAGTTTAATGGGTGGTGATGAGGAGACAAGTCACATAGTTGACATGTGGACTCGTTACAAAGACCAGATGCGTGACCGTATCGAACTGTGGAAAGAGCAACGTGACTATGTGTTTGCTACAGACACGAGCACAACAACTAATAACTCACTCCCTTGGAGCAATACAACTACACTACCTAAAATATGTCAAGTTAGGGACAACCTGCATTCAAACTATTTGAGTGCCTTGTTCCCTAATGATGATTGGTTAAAGTGGGAAGCGTATGACCAAGATGCGGCTATGAAGAAGAAAGCTCAGGGCATCACTGACTACATGCAAAATAAGATTAGAGGTGGTAAGTTCCGTAAGGAAGTCTCTAAGCTCCTGTATGACTATATAGACTACGGTAATGTGTTTGTTACAGCAGAGTACCAAGCACAGATTACAGACGAAGAGAAGCCCGTAGCGCAGTTTGTAGGGGCGAGAGCTAGACGTATTAGCCCTCTTGATATAGTGTTTAACCCTTTAGCTACAACTTTTGAAGATAGCTGGAAAATTATACGCTCTATTGTAACTGTAGGGGACTTGACAGTTATGTCTCAAGACATGCCTGACAACAACTACTTAGAAGACGTATTAGCTCGTAGGAAGCAATTACAGGGCTTAGCTAAGTCAGGTGCCTACTCTATCGAAGATTGGGATAAAGCGTCTGGATTTCAAGCTGACGGCTTTGGTAACATGAAAGAATACTTCGAGTCAGACTATGTAGAGATTTTAGAGTTCTGGGGTGATACATACAACACAGGCACAGGTGAGTTAGAGCGTAATAAGATAATCACCATTGCTGACAGAGCTACACTACTACGTAAGATTGATATGCCTAGTACATTACGTACAGCACCAGTTCATCATGTTGGTTGGAGATTACGTCCAGATAACTTATGGGCTATGAGCCCACTAGAGAACTTGGTTGGTATGCAATACCGTATAGACCATTTGGAGAACTCTAAGGCTGATGCACTAGACTTAGCCATTAACCCACCTCTCGTCATTGCTGGTGAGGTTGAAGAGTTTAACTATGCACCTAACTCAGAAATACATTTAGACGAAGGAGGAGCCGTACAGGAGCTTGGTAAGAACCTTGGTGCTGTAATCACAGCTGAGAACTCTATACAGGGCTATGAGCAACGTATGGAAAGTTTTGCTGGGGCTCCTAGTGAGGCTATGGGTATTCGTACTGCTGGTGAGAAGACAGCCTTTGAAGTTCAACAACTACAGAACTCAGCTGGTCGGATATTCCAAGAGAAGATTACCTCCTTTGAAACTGAGCTACTTGAACCACTGCTTAACAGTATGTTAGAGTTGTCTGTTCGTCACATGGATACAAGTGAGACTGTGAAGCACGTAGACCGTGATACAGGCATTCAATTGTTCTCAACGATAACTAGTGAGGATTTGAAAGCTAATGGCTTATTACGCCCTATAGGAGCTCGTCACTTTGCGGCCCAAGCTCAATTGATGCAGAACTTAACACAGTTGTATAACTCACCAGTTGGACAAATGTTAACGCCTCATACATCAACTAAGCAGATGGCTGTACTTGTAGAGGACTTACTAGGTCTTGGTCGTTACGACTTATTCAAACCTAACGTAGCTATTGAGGAACAACAAGAAACTCAAGGCATGGTTAACCAAGCTCAAGAGAACTTAGAAGTGCAACAACAAGTGGATATCCCTGAATGAAAAAGTCATGGACAAGTGGATTAGAACCTGACCAAAAGAAATTAATGGAGGACTACTTTAAAGGTAGTCCCCTATTAAGGGAACGACTGGTTAAGCTTGTACAGAATAAGATTAGAGTTAGGGAGGCAGATGTTGTCTCCATAGCATCTTATGAGAGTCCTTCTTGGTCACACGTACAAGCAGACAATAACGGGTACAAACGTGCTCTTTTAGAAATAATTGAGCTCATTTCAAACTAATTACAATTAATTTAATTATTTTTTACTCGAAACCTGATTTTTCAGGTCTACTATATATAGGATATATATTCTACGGAGTAGGAAGGCTAGGTAGATAATTAATTATATAATTTAAAATATATAAAATAATATATAAACAAGAAATATAGTTAATAGTATATAACCAACTAAATTAAGGTAATTCATAAATGTCAATATTTGAAACAGAACAAAAGGAAGTCTCAAGCCATGAGGCTTCGCCAGAACCATCTAACGAGTTTAGTGACCAACTAGACTTAATTAAGAATGATAATGGAGAGCGTAAATATGGTTCAGTAAGTCAAGCTCTTGAAGCGTTAAAACACTCACAAGAATATATTCCCGACCTCAAAAGTGAGAAGGAATCATTATCAAAAGAGGTGGAAGCGTTAAGAGCTCAACAGGAGAAGATTGACTCTCTAACTGAAATCGTTGCTAAGCTAACTGCTACTAAGGAACCAGAAGCCGACCAGCCTCAAGTAGTTCCAGAAGTACAGGATGTGGCAAAACTAGTTGAGGAAGCGTTACAAGCCAACTCTCAAGCCCAGACTACTCAAGCTAACACTAAGTCGGTTACGACAAAGTTAGTTGAGCTATTCGGGACTAATGCAGAGAAAGAGTTTTATGACAAAGCCCAAGAACTAGGTATGTCTAAAGAGGCGTTTAACCAATTGGCGGCTACCAGCCCAAAAGCGGTTATATCATTCTTTAACAAAGCCGACTCCCCTTCAATGATGAAAGGTAGTCAAAACACTAACCACTCTTACACACCACCTCAAGAGACAGGAGTTGTACAAGCTTCTGAGACATCAGTTATGGCTGGTGCAACCTCAAGAGATTTAATGGCAGAGATGGCTAGGCACAAACAAGCAATATACGCAAAACATAACATAACACACTAAGGTAAAACAAAATGCAAATTACTTCAAATTCTCGTGCTTTTATTGAAGCAGAGCAATATAGCTCATTCATTCTTACTAACCTAAATGATGGCTTAATGCCTGAAAGCTGGTACCGTAACGTAGGCGATTTTGGTTCTGGTGAAACATTAAACATCAAGACTATTGGCTCAGCTACAATCCAAGAGGTTGCAGAAGATGTTGCAATCGTATACAACCCAATTGACTCAGGCAATGTAACTCTTACAATCTCTGAGTACGTTGGTGACGCATGGCATGTTTCTGACAAGCTTCGTCAAGATGGTGCTCAAGTTGAATCATTGATGGCGGCTCGTTCACAAGAGTCCACTCGTGCAATCCAAGAGTATTTTGAAACTCAATACTTCAAAGCTTGTGATTCGGCTCAAGTAGCTACAGATTCTAACACTATTGCTGGTTTCCCACATCGTGTAGCATCTACAGAGACAGATGGTTTAATTCAGTTAGCTGACTTAATCGGCTTAAAACTAGCTTTCGATAAAGCCAACGTTCCTTATGCTGGTCGTGTTGCGGCAATTGACCCAGTATGTGCGGCTTCATTAGATAAGCTTACTACAATCACTCATGATGTTACATCATTTGGTGAGAAGATTTTAAACAGCGGTTTTGACCGTGACCACTCTTTCCTTATGGATTTATATGGTTGGAACTTAATCACTTCAAACCGTTTAGCAAAAGATGTTACCTCTGATGGTACAACTACCATTGCTAACAACGTAGCTAACGTGTTTATGTCTGTTTTAGATGACAACACTAAACCTATGATGGCAGCTTGGCGCCAACACCCTAGCGTTGAAGGTGAGCGTAATAAAGACTTCGCTCGTGACGAGTTTGCTACTCGTTGTCGTTTTGGTATCGGTGCTCAACGTGTTGACACTCTTGCTATCTACATCACATCTGCTGTTAAATTTTAAGGAATAATAATATGACTATCGAAGCAAAAAATGGACTTGGCGTAGACTCAATCTATGGCTCAAGAGAACTTGGTGGCGGTGAAGGCTACAAGAAAACCTCTGGTATCACTTATGAAGTAGCTGTTAACTTTGACGGCACTCAGAAGTCTTCTGGTGCAATTATCCCAGCTGGCGCAATCATCACACAAATTGAAGATGATTTAGCAACTGGCACAGTAAGTGCTGGTACAGTTGGTTCTGTTAACATCATTGGCGCATTAGCTGGTACCAAGGTTCCAGTTCCAGCAGGTGGTGAATTGACCCTAGCTGGTGCAACTGCTGGTACAGTGATTGTACAATACATCTTTACTGTTTAATAAGTAAAATGTAAAACCTAATTAAGGAGGAGTTGAGAAATCTTCTCCTCCTTTTTTTTCTTTTTTAATTAGGAAATACAATGGAACATAAAATAATAACAGACCCAAACATACACGAGCCCAAGGGGGCTAGTGCAGCCTCACTTGACACCGTTTATGTCGCTAATGGCTCAGGTAGTGGTGATTGGAAAGCTCCTCCACAACAACCCGTAGCCTTTACAGAGACTAGCATTGTAACCTCTGCATCACTAGTAGACCAAGACCCATCAGGACTTGATACAGCCCTACAAGTGAAGTTTGGGGCAATTGCAGTGTCAAACTCAGATATATCTATCTCTACACTGGGCGTTATAAGTGTGCAGACAACAGGAACATACTTCGTAACATTTAGTGGTAGGGTGCAAAGAGATAATGGTGTTGGCGAGGCTAGATTTATGTCTAGACTTTTAATAGACGGGGTTATGACTAGGTACCCAGAGGTCTATGAGTTGGCTGACGGAAACACAACACTACCATTCTCAATTAATCTTCTTCTCCCTTTAACAGTTGGTATGGACTTAACCTTAGAGGTTATGAGAGACAGTTCAAGTTCAAGCATTGATGATGGTGGACTCCATGCACATACGGCAACTTTAGTAGGTTGGCATCCAGCCCCATCTGCATCTGTGACTATATCTAAACTAGGAATTACATAGTATGAAAGAAACACTTTTAGCAATAGTCCAAGACATAATGTCTGATATGGACACTGATGAAGTAAACAGTATATTTGACACAGTAGAGTCAGAACAAATAGCATCTATTGTTAAACGTTGTTACTTCAACTTAATGTCAGTTAGAAACTGGAAGCACTTAAGCCAGTTAATACAGTTTAGCCCTATTACCGACCACACAAGACCAACTCACCTAAGAATGCCAGATGGTGTTAAAGAGTTAGAGTTTATCAAGTATGATGTACGTAAGGGTGGTGAAACACGTAGAGACTACAAAACTATCGAGTACCTAGAACCTATAGCGTTCTTAGACAAGACTAACCGTAGAGATAGTGACAACTCAGATATAATCTTAGTTAATAATGGTGGTGGCTTAGAGCTATTAATAGACAAGACAACTAAACCTAATTACTGGACCTCCTTTAATGAAGAGGATATAGTCTTTGACTCATATGATGAGACAGCCTCAACCGTTATGGAAAACAGTAAGATTCAAGCTAAAGCATACATGAGCCCTAGCTGGGTTATGGATGATGACCACATACCAGATATGCCAATTGAAGCATTTGGTAATTTAATAGAAGAAGCTAAGAGCACAGCATTCCTTGTTTTAAAACAGATGAACAATGCTAAGGCTGAGGCTAACGCACAACGTCAAGCTCGATGGTTATCACGTAAGAATTGGTCTGCTAAGGGCGGTATTAAGTTTGCTAAGTTTGGCAGAAGACGTGGTGGTAATCGTGACGCAACATTTGAACAGGACAGATACTAATGGAAGTAGTACACGAAGGTTATATAATCAAAAGCTACCCACGCTCACCTAATCTAAAGATTATAGTTACAAGTGGTAAAGGGGGTAAGATACCTAAACTACTTGAAGGTGCTCATGTGAGTGTAGGTGAGTGTGTGAGGTTGGTAGACAAATATTTAAGAGAGAAGCCTAATGCAAAAATCAAACCAACCAGTAGTAAACTTTAACAAGGGACTCATAACAGAGGCTAACCCCCTTGTCCAACCAGTGGGCTCAACAACAGACGAGGTAAACTTCACACTAGAACAAGATGGTTCTCGTAAGCGTAGACTTGGTATGGACTTTGAATATGACTTCTCAGAGCATGCTCACCCACTACAGACAACCCTTGATGTAATGGGGCACAACACATTCAGGTGGGATTTAACCTCCACTGATAACTCCATATTCATTGTTGTTGTGCAGCTTGGTAACGAGTTAACATTCTTTGAATCTAATGCCTCAGCACTTAGTGGGAATAAATTAGGAAGTGTAACTGTAGATGAGGTAGTGGTTGATAAAGCTTATAGTTTAACTCAAGTTAACAACGCTCTTATTGTAGCTACAGGGACCCACATATACTCTATCTCTTATGAGTTCAGCGGCTCACTGCACAAATTCACACCAGAGGAAGTTATACTTGAAGTTAGGGACTTCTTTGGTGTTGAGGACAGAGAGAATGGGGCAACTGGTAACCACATAGATAGAGGTAATGAAATATCTCACAGACCAACTGTCGCTTTATTAAGGCCACCCCATTGTTACAACCTAATAAACCAAGGTTGGGGGAACAAGGATACATGGTCGCTAGGTAAATCTGGTCAAAGCAAAGCTGAGCGTAACCCTATATGGTACTGTTACCAAGAGAAAGGGTACTATCCAAGCAACGCTGATATATACTCACAGTATGTAGTGTCTTTTACGGAGAAAGACCCGAAAGAGGTTGAGGTTTATATGCCCTCTGTTATGGACTCACTAGTCCCTAGTAATTTCTTAGCTTCCAGAGGGAGGACTATAATGCCCCTCCTTGACAGAGGAGCCACTAGACAAAAACAATTAGATGGTATGACTAAGAATGTCCTATATGTCAGTGACAGAATCCTCCCTAAAGACAAAACACCAAAGAGTGCTTCACAAGTATGTGAGTTTGCTGGGCGTGTATGTTATGCTGGTTTTAGTGGTGAGGTTATTGAGGGGGATGATAAAAGTCCCGTACTGAATAACTATGTTGCTTTCTCGCAACTTGTAACACACACACAACAAGCCTCTCTGTGTTATCAAGAGGCTGACCCAAGCAACCCTGATGACTCAGAAGTTGTAGACACTGATGGTGGCATTATCCGCATAACAGGGGCTACAAACATAGTTGCTATGAGGGCTGTTGGTAGTTCTTTACTAGTATTTGCTGAGAATGGTGTGTGGCAAATTATAGGTGGTGCCGACTATGGCTTCACCGCTGTAAACTACCAAGTTGTTAAGATTAGTGACAGGGGTTGTATCTCTCCTAAGTCAATTGTTGAAGTGAGTGAGTCTATATTCTATTGGTCTGGTGATGGTATCTATCTACTAAGTGGCTCAGAGAAGGGCTTCTACGTTGGAAAGGATGTTACAAAAGCCTCTATTAAAACCCTCTACAACGAAACATCTGGCAGAGGAGATGCTTTTGGTGTATATGATGACTACGACAAAACTGTCAGGTGGTTAGCTAGTGGACAGGAGTTGGTATACCGTATTGACTTTGAAGCTTGGACTAAGAACTATATACCTCAGGACAACATTAAACTGTTGTCTATTGTTGAAGTTGCCCCTTACATCTCAGGTTTAGTATCAGAGGATGTAACTATTGATGGGGTGGTTGTAACCTCTCAAGGGGCCATTGTAACAACAAGTAACAATGTCAAGTTGGACACTAAAGTGGAGTCTAAGTATTTAGCTTACGACATTGCTAACAATAAGTACACGTTTAGCAACTATAGGAATACGTCATTTGTTGATTATGGAACTCATACAAACCCAGCGTATGCTATAGATGCTCATGCGTATATGGTTGGCTCCCACTTCACAGGTGGCACTGGTAATAAACGTAAGCAAAGTCCTTATGTAACATTCCACTTCATTAAAACTGAGAGTGGGTTTGATGAAGAGTATGAACCAATAGGTGCTTCTAGTTGTCTAGTTAATGTTAATTGGGATTGGTCTAATCACCAGAACGCTAACAAATCTAGCAGGGAGTTTCAAGCATACAGGTTTAGAAGACACTACATTCCTAACAACAACCTTGATGGTTTTAACAATGGTTACGAAACTGTTGTCACCAAGAATAAGGTGAGAGGGAGTGGGAAGGCATTAAGTGTTACACTTAAAACAGAACCACTTAAAGACTGTCAAGTTATAGGGTGGGAACAGGAGTTTACCGTTGAGCAATAAGTTCTTTATACTGGGGTTACCCAGAAGCAGAACGACTTGGTTATCAACTTTTATGATGGGAGGGGATGTGTTCTGTATCCATGAAGCGTTTAGTACATCTAGACAGTTCACGGAGATTTTTGAGTTTGGCTATGAGTATGCTGGCTCAGTGGACACAAACCCTGTTAAAGCTAAGGAGTACCTAAAAGACTTAGGTGCTCCTCTAGTTATCATCAAGAGGAATGTACCAGATGTCGTTGAGAGCCTCTGTAAGCTATTTGGAGAGGTTAATAGGAAAGAGATAAGCCTTACTATGGAAAGTATGTCAAAGGTCCTTAAAGAGGCTGAGCTTTACGCTGACCTCATAGTAGACTTTGAAGACTTAGATGAAAGGCTTGAAGAGATTTGGGATATGTGTATCCCAACAAAGAAGATGTGTAGAGTGAAAAAGATAGGGTTTGAACATTTAGTTATCAACACTAAAATGCCTAAGTCACATACATTTAAAAAGTTTATAAAAGAAGCGCACTAATTAAAGGTTAAGAATGAAAGTAGAATTGATTGACAGTGCTGGTGGTGATTTATCAGTAGTAAATAGTGCAAGAGTTAGTTTCAATGTAGAGGCTAAAGAGCTTGAGCAGAAAGATGAGAAGCTAATAGGCTATTTAGCCAAGCACAGACACGATACACCATTTAGACACAACTACATCCAACTACGATGTGAAGTTCCTTTGTTCTTAGCTAGACAGCTTATGAAGCACCAAGCAGGATTG